AATTTGCAAATGGGTTCCACAGCATACGGTGAAGGCGTTGAGACGCAGGCTATTAAGTCAGGTGCTCCGCTTTCTACTACTCCAGATACACGCCCTGCTCGCGCAGGCGATGTACGTGAGGCTGCAGAACAAGCACCCGTAACAGAATTATATGCACCAACACAACGCCCTGGTGAACCAGTCACTTCAGGTATAGATATAGGTCCAGGACCAGGTTCTAATGCGTTAATGATGCAGGGAGCCACTACAAAGACTTCTGACATATTAGCCAAAATGTTGCCGTATGACACAGATGGATCAATCGCCATTTTGTATCAACAGGCATTAGCGCGAGGTGAATAATTGGCCGATCTTAACGCCGCTGCCTCTGCTGCAGGTTTAACTGCCGCAGAAAAGAAAGCGATGCAAGATCTATCTAAAACTCTTGCTACACATCGTGAACTTTCTAATTTACCAGCCAACATTGCACAGCAGGCTTACGCCTCTAAGACTCCTGCACAACAGGCAGCTCTTCTTAAAGTTGCAGGCAATGAAGATCCAGCAAAGAAAGCCAACCGTGGTTGGCTAGGAACTGCTTGGCACTACACACTTGGTGGTGCATTTGCTTTAGCACAAGAAGCATCAGACCTTGCTACTCGCGTAGCACGTACTGGTCTTATTGCAATAGACCAAGGCGTATCACCATTTGGTGCAGGTAATGCTTGGGATATAGCAAGTGACAAAGGTGACAATGTATTTAGTCCCAACCGCATTGATACTGCAAAGCGTCAATACGGCAATGATCGTATTTCTGTTGCTATGCGTGTTTCTAAGGGAGACAAACTTAGCGACATCCTTGCTACCGGTACCGATGCTGAAAAGGCAATCGCTGCTGCAGTTCAGCAGAACAAAGATACTCTTTGGAATGATGCACTAGATACAGTCAGTGCTGCCAAGTATTCTCCAGGACGATTTGTTGCTAATGCTGTTGACGCACTCACACCTGGTGATTTAGTTAAAAATGGTTTTATGTACAAGACCATCTCTGGCGCAGTAGATGCTGCTTATAGAGTTTATGCAGATCCATTACTTGGTCTTGGTAAGGCTAAGAAGATGGTTGATATTTCACGCTACTCATTATCTGTAGTAGTAGGTTCATTAGCAAAAGGAACTGGCAAAGTTGATGAGATCTTTGCACGCCCACAGGTAGTAAACTTCTGGGATACTTACGGAGCGCAACTTACCACTTATCGTGATGCTGTTAAGTCTGGCAATAAAGCAGCAGCAGTTGCAGCTAAAAAGCAACTAGCAATTACAGCACCAGAGTTTGGTGATGCAGTTATTAAATCTTTTGTTAACATTGAGACACCTATTAAAGATGCCAATACTGCTAAGGCTTTCTTTATGAACGCAGATCAAGTTAAAGAAATGATGTTAGGTCAAATTGGTCGCAAGCGTGTGATGATTCCACGCCTAGATCCACTACGTCAAGCTCGTATCAAAACAGTTACTACCGCTAACAAAACATTTAACATTGACTTTATGGGTTCTAGGTTTGTAGACAACCTATTCTTTGGTGGCGCAGCAACAGATGATGGCATCCGAGAGACTATAACAAATAACCGCGAGGCTATTGTTGGCAAGATTAAGCCTAACTATGAGGCTAAAGGTATGGCTCGTTTTTCAACAGAGCAGATTCAATACCGTATTGATCGCTTCAAGGCTAAGTTTGAACTTGTACCAATCTTTGATAACAACCAACTAGATGTTACTGCAGCCGATGCTGCTAAAAAAGTTTATCAGTATGCACGATTAGTTCTTCCACGTAATGATGCAAAGTTAATGGCACAAGCATTTGATGATGCTGAAGTAGGACTCAAGAAGGAAATCTTTTACGGACTACAATCAACCATTGCAGACATCCGTGGTCTTAATGTAACTAAAGAAGGTCAACCAATTGCCCGTGCATTGCAGGGCAAGGCAGAACCTAAGTTTGCATTAACTGAAATTAGAAATGGTGTTGAATACAACCCAGCTATGTTGCCAGGAACAAATGAGCAAGTTGCTCTTATTCTTTCAGACACATCTGATTTCGTAACTACCCTGAGTGTTCGTGATATTGACCGTGCATCTGCACGATCTGGTTTAGTTCAGAACCTACTAGGCGTAGCACATTCTGGTTGGGTAGATAAGATGACTAGCGCTTGGTCATTTGCTACTCTTGCCGGTCCACGTTATGCAATCCGTAACGCATCTGAAGATTTAATGGTCCACCTTGCTATTGGTGAGTCACCATTTGGTTTAGTTAAAGGTCGTATGCTTTCCACACGTTTGCGTACAGCGCAACAGATGGAAAAAGGATTAACTAAGTTTGAACAAAAAGCAGCAAACCCACTAGGTGGAGCATTGCGCTTTATCAATAAAAAAGAAGCAAAAGCATACGGTGCTTTAATTAAAGATGCCGACGGTAATATTGAAGAAATTCGCAAGATTATGGCTGGCGCTCTTAATGAAGGCAAGATGGCTCGGTTCTATGAAAAGACTGGACTAGGTAAATTTACTAAAGCAGACCGTGAAGCACTTGCAATGCAGATTAAGCACGGCGATTTAGATAATGCATTGATGGATGTTGTTGAAGGTGGCAAAAACTCCTTTACAGGTATTGACGCTTTTACTCGTACGTTAAATTACCAACGCAAAAGCAAGGTACGCACAGAAGAACTTGGATATAACCTTCCAAAGAATATGAGTCGTGCTAAGGGTTCACGTGGGATGACTCGTATGTCTCCACTTGCTAGTACAGAATCTGAAGTAGCTTGGGCTATGCGTATTGGATACTACTCCAATGATAGATTAGGCGGCATTGCAGTTGCCAATCTTGATAATGAAGAAATCGCAGTTGGCAAACTGTTTGACTGGTTAATGGACCCAGACAACAAAAAGTTAGTTAAGTCTTTTCGTTTAGAAGAACGTGGTGTAAGCGAGCAAGAGCACGCACAGCGCATCTATGATGCAGCAAAGCAACTCTTTGTTAAGAACGATGGAACAACTATCAATCTTAATTTACTAGATAAGGTTCGCAAGTACGATCCAGAGACTGGTTCATACAAGATATCAGGTCAGATTTCATTAGATGACTTGCCAACATCTGTAGAAGATGCACCTCAATATATTCTTGGACCACAACTAGTAGCTGTATCTGATACAGGTAACTACACAACATCTTTGATGGAGTGGGGTTGGGACTGGTTAGGTAACGCTAATGCTCGTTTCTCACGTGAGCCTATGGTTCTACAAGAGATGATTAAGATTCGTAAAGAGTTTAAGAATACTGGCTTTGCAGATGCCTTCATTGCCGCTCATAAGCGTGGCATTACAGATGAAAAGGCACTTATCAAAGCAGAGGCAAGTGCCCAAAAGGAACTAGCAACTCTTATTGAAGAGCGTGCAGCATTGCAAACTCTTGCATATGTTGATAATCCTTTGGTACAAACCCAACTTGCATTCTCTGGTCGTAACTTTGCACGCTTCTATCGTGCTACTGAAGACTTCTATCGCCGTGTTTACCGTGTTGTACGCTACAACCCAGAGTCAATTGCTCGTGCTTCTCTTACCTATGAGGGTATTACGCACTCAGGTTGGATTCAACACGACGATCAGGGTGAGCCATACTTCATTTACCCAGGAACAAAGTATGTTTACAAAGCAATTCAGACTGCAATGGTTGCATTAGGTGTACCAGCAGAGTTTAAGGTACCAATGCCAGTACAGTTTGGCGCTAATATCAAGATGCTTACACCATCTTTGAACCCAGACTCTGCAATTCCTACACTTGCTGGTCCACTTTCAGGTATATCTATCAAGGTACTATCTAATCTTGTAGATATCTTCAACCCAGGTGCTGCAGATAAGATCACAACTACATTTTTAGGTAAGTATGCAGAAGACCAACCAATGGTTTCAGCGTTCTTACCAGCACACGTTAACCGTATCTATGCAGCAATGAACCGAGATGAACGTGATGGTCAATATGCCAGCGCATCTCGCAAGGCTATGACCTATCTTGAAGCATCTGGTCACGGATTGAAGCAAAAGTTTGCAGAAGATGGAACTCCAATTCCATTTACCTCTAAAGAACTTGAAGATTACCGTATTAAGTTAAAGAACAGCACACTAGGTATCCTAGGTATGCGTGTTATCTACGGTTTCGTAGCACCTGCATCACCTGCAGTACAACTCAAGTCTGATATGGCTGACTGGGTACGCGGTAATGGTGAGGCAAACTTCAAACAAGTCTGGTATGGACTACTTGATAAGACTGGTGACTACGACACAGCAATGGCTGAGTGGGTTAAGTACTTCCCAGACCAAATGCCGTTTACTGTTTCAGAATCAGATCGTTCAACTGTTGCATACTTCCGTTATGCACAAGAATCTGGTGACTTTGTAGAGAACAACCAAGCGTTGTTTAAGGAGTTCAAGCAAGGTGCAACCTTCTTAATCCCTCACAAGGCTGGATACTCTTGGGATGCTTACAAGACTATGACCGATATGGGTCTTCGTAAGAATAAGACAGTCACTGAGTTCCTTCGTGAAGTTCAAACTGCCTCAGATATGCAGGTTTACTACGAGAAGAAGAACCAATACGAAAAAAACCTTGAGTCTGTTGGTACAGACTTTGAGCGTTCATCACTTCGTAAAGAGTTTACAGACTGGGCAACAATCTATAAGGCTGGTCGCCCATTAGTACAAGAAGAACTATCACAGGGCAGCCAAAAGGCTATTGAGCGTATGAACGCTTACAATGATTTGACAGTAATGGTTAAGTCACCAATTGCTCAGAAGGCAAATCCTGGAACTGTTCAGGCTTTGCGTAAGATGGTTGATCTTTATGAGGCCTACAAGACTTCAAGAAAAGAAATAGATCAATTTGGTGGTAGCCAATTCCTTTCTCAAATGAATAAGGATGAGACTATTATCAAGATGCGAGAACTTTCACAATACAACGAGAACACCGTGAGTGCTTACAACGTACTCTTTGGTAGATTGCTAGGAGACTAAAGTGGCAGTGAACTCACCAGATCAAGCTCGCGTTACGGCGCAAGCAAAAGAATCAGCACGCATTGCCACACTCAGCACTGATGGAAGAACTGGGCAAACAACAACAGGAGACTTTACAGACTTCTTAAAAATTGTAGCAAAAAGCCCTACCCTTATTACTGCTTATTCAAAGATGCTTAAAGCAGGTAATTACTATAGAGGAAAGATTACCGATAAGTACACTCCTGCTTTAGTAAAAGCCTTTAACAAAGCTGAAGAAGATAGAGCACTTGTTTCATTAACTAGCCCTATCAGTCGTGATGATTTCTTCCAGCAGATTAGCCTTATGGGTGAAGCTACAGGAACAGGTTCTGGTGGTCCATCAACAGTTACTAGTGTTACTAAGTACAAGCCAGAGGCTGCACAACAGATAGTTAATTCAATTATCCTAGACACCTTAGGACGCAAGGCTACTGCTGCTGAGATTAAAAAGTATACAGAGATGCTTAAAGGAATTGAAGGCAAAGCATCAACGATCACTAACTATTCAGGTTCAGGTTCTAGCCAGAAGCAGACAGTCACAACTGGTTTAAGCGAAGAGCAGTATCTAATAGACAAGATTTCAGGCACAGATGAAGGCAAGGCCAACAAGGTACTTGGTTTCTATGAGACATTTATGAATGCGTTGGGTGGTCGCTAATGGCAGTTGATGTAAAAAAGTTAATTGCAGATGCAAAGACTGCTCAAGAAGCAGCTCGTATTGCTGCAGAAAAAGCCCAAGGTACAGCAGCAAAAGAGAGTATAGATTCTGAAACACGTGCACGCTCTAAGAGTCAATTAGACTATGCCAATACTCTAAAGCCCAGACTAATAGATTATGAAGCACAACTTAAATTTTGGGCTACCAAGATTGCTCGTGGAGACAAACTATCTGCAGTAGAGCAAAAAGAATTTGATAGATTAGTAAAGGACTACAGTTCTCTTAACAAGACAGTAGATGCTGCAATTAAAAAGTCTAATGACATTCTTGTAGATGCACGTAGAAAAGTTACAGCAAAAACACCTGTTGCACCTAAAACTCAAACAGATGCTGGTGCTCCTACTGGCACTCCTACCGTTACTCCTTCCCTTCAGCCAAAACCAAATCTTGATAAAAAGCCAAAGACACCAACTACTGGTGGTGGTACAGGTGGAGGTCCAACCGGAACGACAGTTCCATCTGGATTTAATGTAGGCACATTCCGCAAGGCAGATGAAGCATCTATGGCTAAGGCTGGTGGTCCTACAGGACCTACTGCTGTAACTGTTGCAGCAACACCACTAGATACTCTTCTTGCTAAGACAGATTTCTGGTATGACCTACCTGATTACATCTTTAAGTTGGAACCTAAACTTGGTGAAATGCTTGTGCAGGCAGTAAAAGAAGGTTGGGATAATGACAAGTTCTTAGCCAAGGCTAAGTTAACTCCTTGGTGGCAAAAGAACGCATCAACTGTACGTACTCGTATTGTTGATCGTGCAAAGTATGACGAACTTAAAGCAGCAGGTGAAGATGTAACCAAGTCTGATTATGGCCTATATCTTGCAAAGCAAACGCGTTCTGTTAAGGCAAAGGCTAAAGAGATTGCTGGCGTTACTCTTACTGACGAACAAGCACAATCTGTTGCACAAAAGATTTATGATGGTTTCCTAGACGATGACCCACTAGCAATCAATGCTTTGATTACACCATTCATTGGTAGAGTAACAAGTATCGTTGGAACAGGAACTGCTGGAAAGCAGACAGGCTTTAGTGGTCAGGCGCTTCAGAATTACCAAACACTCCAAGGCATTGCTAAGGCAAATGGATTTAGTCTAAAAGACATCTTGCCAAATATCTCTGCAGTTACTGCAGGCGGAGATCTTGAGACAGCGGTATTACGCGCTCTTGCTAATGGCGATATTGATATCAACCGTGTATCACAAGATGCTCGTATGCTTGCAGCACAAGGTCAACCACAGTATGTCCGTGACCTGCTTGGTCAAGGCTATGACCTACAGGCTATCTATTCACCATACCGCCAAACAATGGCATCAGTGCTTGAATTAAACGCAGATGAAATTGATCTTAATGATTCAACACTTCGTATGGCTATTAGCGATAAGGGTGATATGAACTTGTATGACTTTAAGAAAGCGCTACGCAAAGATTCACGTTGGCAATATACAGAAAATGCTCGTGATGAAGTTGCTTCATCAACATTACAAGTCCTTCGTGACTTCGGATTCCAGGGGTAACAATGGCTATCAATAGAGACATACTTCAGTTAGGCGAAGATTTTGGTCCAGATGGATTACCTATTGGGACTACTGAAACTACAGATCCTACTGTAGTTGAACCTACTGTTACTACTGAACCTGGTAAAAAGGCGATAGGTTCATCTACTGATCCTAAAACTGGAGATGTCTACATTTTGTATGATGATGGAACCAGTGAACTGCAATTTTCAGGAACATTAGAAGCAGATGCTAAAGCTGCTGCTTTTGCAGCACAACAAGAAAAGAACTTTGCTACTGCAGAAAAAGCAGCAACAAAGAAGGCAACAGGACAATCTGCCTTTGAACTACTATCTTCAGAGTTTGGTGCCTTTGGTATGGGTGCTCTAGTAGCGCCACTACAACAATTTATTGAAGAAGGTATCTCAAGAGATGAGTTCGTCTTACGTCTTCGTAATACAGATGCCTACAAGAAGCGCTTTGCTGCTAACGCTCAGCGTGTAGCAAAAGGACTTCGTGCTTTATCTGAGGCTGAATATATTGGTATGGAAGACCAGTACCAGAACGTAATGCGTCAATATGGATTACCAGAGTCTTACTATGCACGTGGAGATATGGGCCGTCAAGAAGGATTTGAGAAGTTCTTGGCTGGAGATGTATCTGCAGTTGAACTAGAAGACCGCATCTCTACCGCACAAAAGCGCGTAATCAATGCTAACCCAGAAGTAACACAAGCGCTGAAAGAATTTTATCCTGAGATTACTAATGCAGACATTTTGGCCTACACCCTTGATCCAACCAATGCTATTGAAAACATCAAGCGTAAGGTAACCACTGCTGAAATTGGTGGCGCTGCAATTCAAACAGGACTACAAACTGGTGTAACCAGAGCAGAAGAATTACGAGCTGCTGGTATTACTAAAGAATCTGCACAGCAAGGATATGGAACTATTGCAGGTGGACTACAGCGTGGTTCACAGCTTGCATCCATCTATGGAGAATCTCCATACACACAGACAACAGCAGAACAAGAAGTATTTAACATTGCCGGTGCTCAAGAATCACGTAAGCAACGACAGAAAATTACTGGACTAGAGAAGGCTGCCTTTGGTGGTCAATCTGGTCTATCATCTAGCGCATTAGCACGAGATCGTGCTGGCGCTTACTAAATAAAAAGCCTGCCACTAGAACGACTGGCCTAGTGGAGCGACATCAATACCAGTAGCTAGAGCCACACCAGTTCCCCAACTGAATGTGAGGCTAGCGCCAACAACTAATAGGGAGAAGGACCACTATGTCCAATTACGACTACGAGGATGATGACGACTTCACAACGGATGACTCATCTAACGACCTAGTAAAGCAACTACGCAAAGCATCTAAAACAAAAGATAAAGAACTGCAAGAACTTCGTTCTCAGTTTGAGTCTTTGAATAAGGCGCAGCGCGAAAGAGCAATAAAGGATGCCCTCGCAGCTCGCGGGGTAAACAGCAAAATTGCTTCATTTATCCCACAGGATATAGACCCAACTGAAGAGTCTGTATCTAAATGGCTTGAAGACTATGCCGATGTATTCGGTATTGAAACAAGTCAAACCCAGGCAACACCTAACGTAAATCCAGCCGATGCTGCAGCATATAAGCGTATGACAAACTCCGCCGACTCTGGCGCTTCGCCAGAACATAACGGAGACATTATGCAAAGACTAATGAATGCAAACAGCAAAGAAGAACTGGACGAAGTTATTAGGTTGTCTGGACTCTAATCCGATCCTATAACAGAAAGGCTAGACCTAATGGCAATTCCAACAGGTACCCCCACAACCACGTCTAGCATCAGCGCACTCGTAACTGCAGCATACGATCAGTATGTAAGAATGGCACTTCGTTCCATTCCAGTTATGCGTTCACTAGCTGATGTTAAGCCCGTGCAACAGGCTATGCCAGGATCATCAGTTGTTTTCTCAATCTATTCAGATTTGGCACAAGCTACTTCTACATTGAGCGAAGCATCAGATGTTTCAAGCATTGCACTAGGTAACCCATCACAGGTTACAGTAACACTGAACGAATACGGTTCAGCAGTTACAACAACAAAGAAGTTAAACCTAACTTCATTCAACGATGTTGACTCAGCACTTGCTGACATCATCGCTTACAACGCAGCAGATTCCATTGACAACGTAGTAGGTCAGGTCCTCTCAGCAGGAACTAACGTACTTTACGCAAATGGCCCATCAGGTACTGCACCAACATCATCAGCTACAGTTCTACCAGTAGACACAATGACAGTTGCAGAAATCCGCAACGCTGTTGTATCACTACGCACAAACAAGGCATTGCCTCGTATGGGTGAACTATATGCTGCATACCTACACCCACGTCAGTCAGCCGATCTTCGCGCTGAAACTGGTACAGGTGGATTCCAGGAACTAACAAAGTACGTTGAGCGTACACCGTTCGTTGCTGGTGCAGTAGGCGTTATCGAAGGCGCTTTCATCGTTGAGACACCACGTGTCCTAAACGGTCTAAAGTTGTCAACAGGTATCACACCTACAGTGTCAATCACTAACAGTGCGTTGACATCAAACGTTGCAACAATTACAACAGCAGTTGCTCACGGTCTTGGCGTAGGCCAGGTCGTAACAGTTGCTGCTGTAACTGCAACAACACTTAACGGTACATTTACAATCGCATCTGTACCATCAACAACAACATTTACCTATGCACTGACAGCAACTAACGTTACTTCAGCAGCAGATACAGGTACTGTTACATTTACTAACAACTACCGTGCGATCATCGCAGGTCGTGAAGCATTGGCTGAAGCACAGGCTGCAGACATCTCAACCGTTATCGGTCCAGAGATTGACGCGCTACGTCGTTTCCGCACAATCGGTTGGTACTACTTCGGAGGCTTCAACCGCCTTCGTGAGTCTGCTCTCTATCGCATTGAGTCAGCAGCAACTAACGGATAATTTCCGTTCGGCAGGGGTGGGGTCAAACCCACCTCTGCTACTTATGAAAGGTTGGATATGGCATACACACTAACAACTCCTTACCAGTGGCAAACTTGGGGCGGAGGCTATAACGAGTTCACTCCTTATGCTCGCCTTGCAGGGCGTCGCTTTATAGGTGGAACTATTGATGGCCCTATCGCAACTAGCCTTACAGATGTAGCACGTGGTCAAACAATCATTGTTAATGGAACCACTGTTACTTTGACATTAACTCCAAGCCAAGATGATTTAGCTGCTGCTAGTTACTACTTCCTTGGTGGACACGAGTACGAGATCAGCGATGGTCAAGCACAGGTTCTTATTGATGCCGGTCTAGGCGATTATGTGACACCAGTTGTATGAGTCTGCATAGACGAACAACTCATCTTGAATATGTAGAAGGATGCTTTGGTTGCAAGGTCGGAGATCTTGAACTAAGCGTAGGTGCTGCAAACCACAGAGGTATACCCACTGCTAAGCAGCACGACAAAGAGTTAGGTTCCTATTACGACGCAGTGCGTCAGGGAATCGAACCAAGTTCGACAAAACAAAAAGATATAGATGCAGCAGTAAGGCTTTCCAACGATGCCGGTAAAGCCTTTGATTCAACTACTATGACATTTAAGGAGTAATAATGGAAAACTACGCAACAATGGAATCAGACGAGTACATCACAAAGTACCCAACACCAGATAAGCAATACGAAGGTGCAATGAAGTACTGCACATATGAGTCAATTCAGACAGGTGCTATGGGCAAGGCTGCCAAGTAATGAAGAAGGCAGCACAGAAGAAAAAAGTTTCTAAAGTAATGAAAGAGTTTAAGGCTGGAACTTTGAACTCAGGATCTAGTAAAGGTCCAGTAGTTACAAATCGCAAGCAGGCAGTTGCTATTGCCTTATCTCAGGCAAAGATGACCAAGAAGAAGATGGGTAAGAAGAAGTAATGGCTAAGTCTCCAGCGTGGCAGAGAGCAGAAGGTAAGAACCCAAAGGGTGGCCTGAATGCAAAAGGTCGTGCCTCTGCCAAGGCTGCAGGTATGAACCTCAAGCCTCCAGTTAAGAAGGCTGAGGCGGCTAAGTCTCCTAAGTCTGCAGGACGGCGCAAGTCTTTCTGTGGTCGTATGTGTGGGATGAAGGCAAAGAACACTTCTAGTAAGACAGCCAAAGATCCAAACTCTAGAATAAACAAGTCGCTTCGCGCTTGGGATTGTAGTTGCAAATGAAAAAGAAAGTAGCTTTCTGGGATAAGAAGAACCCTAAAGAAAAGTCAAAGACATTAACGCCAGCACAAAAGGCGGCAGCAAAAGCACGGGCTAAGGCAGCAGGACGACCTTATCCAAATTTAGTAGATAACGCAGCAGCGTCTCGTAAAAAGAAGAAGTGAGGTAAATAGGTGGCACTAGGACAATACGGCACAACGTTATTAGATGAACTTAATCGTTTGGCTAATGGTGGCACCTATCGAGCACCAGGCGAAATGGTGGGCGAAGCCCTTGCTGCAAAGCAATGGGCAGCGCAACGTTCAGTATCAACAAACTTAACAGACACAGTGGGAGTTCTAAATGCGATTGCGGGTACGACTACTAGTAACCGTCTTGATTACAGCGGTGTATGTAATCTCATCGCTGGTACTTTTCAACTACCTGCAGCGCAGGCTCTCAGAGCGGTGTCATCTTGAGTGCTAAATATAACTTGGTCTGTGACCAAGCAACTACATTTAATTTTCAGTTTCAGATTCTCAACGACAATACTCCTTGGGATCTAACTGGCTACACAGGCACTATGACTGTGCGCCCATTCGTGGGTGCATCTACTACTACAGTAGTTGCAAGCACAGCCAATGGTCGTATGGTATTTGATGCACTCAATGGTCGAATTACCGTAACTATTAACTCAACAATTACTGGTGCTATCTCTGCCAGCCGTTACGCATATGATTTAGTTTTAGATTCAGGTGGAACGGTTACTCGTATCCTCGAAGGTAAATTTGTGGTGACAGGAGCCGTGACAACTTGAGCACAATAATTGTTATTGAAAACATTACACCGCAAGTAGCAGTAGAATTTTCGCAAGACCAAGGACCACAAGGTGGTCAAGGTGTCACTGGACCTACAGGACCCACTGGTCCTGCGGGAGCAACAGGACCAGCAGGAGTTACAGGGGCAACAGGTGCCGTTGGAGCCACTGGAGTAACAGGAGCAACAGGTGCTACAGGAAGTACTGGACCGATTGGCGCGACGGGTGCCGTTGGTCCTACTGGAATTACAGGGGCCACAGGCCCTGCAGGCGCAACGGGCGATACGGGAGTCACAGGTCCAACAGGACCTGTTGGCGCTACAGGAATCACGGGAGCTACTGGACCTACGGGACCAGCTGGCGCAACTGGAACAACAGGAGTCACAGGTGCGACAGGACCTGCGGGAGCGACTGGCCCACAAGGTGCCACAGGAGTAACAGGTGTTACAGGAGATATCGGTCCAACAGGTGCGTTAGGTGCCACAGGGCCAGCAGGTGCAACAGGTCCTACAGGACCAGTTGGCGCAACTGGTGCTACTGGTCCAACTGGTGCTACAGGTGCCGATGGTGGATCAGCCAACTATTACGATTACAGAACAAATACAAGTGCTACATCTGGTAATCCTGGAAGTGGCGATTTGTTATGGAACAATGCTACACAGATTTCTGCTACACAAATTAACATCAATCATCTTAACGATGATGGTGTAGATATTGATATCTTCTTGGCTTTGATTAAGACCAGTGATGTTATCTTTGTACAAGATAAGAACAACTCTGGCAATTATCAAAAGTGGACAGTATCTGCCACGCCAACAATACAAGTTGGTTACATTGAAATTCCAGTAACCCTATCTACATCTGCAGGAACTGGTACAACAAATTTTTCTAATAACCATCAAATTATTGTGGCTATTATATCAACTGGTATCGTAGGGCCTACAGGTGCCACAGGACCCATTGGTGCCACAGGTGCCACAGGACCACAAGGAGTTACAGGCGATATAGGTCCTACGGGCGCTACAGGCCCTACAGGGCCTATCGGTGCAGCCTCAACAGTTGCAGGTCCTACGGGTGCAACAGGCCCAGTAGGTGCAACTGGTACCGCTGGTGCTGCTGGTGCCACTGGTGCTACAGGTCCTTCTGGAATAGATGGTGTTACTGGCCCAACAGGACCGACAGGTCCCTCTGGTACAGCAGGAGCAACAGGAGCCACGGGCGTGACTGGTGCCACTGGCCCATCAGATTTTACAATGGTATTTATGGGTGCCTATTAAAATGACAAGAAACTGGAGCAATAACTAATGCCACAAACATCAAAGGCACTCTTTCGAGGCGCTGCAACTACAACAACAACAACGCTTCTTTACACAGTTCCAGCTTCAACAACAACTGTTGTAACTGACATTGTTGTAACTAATACTGCAGGTTCGGCTGGCACATTTACGATCTCACTCAACGATGTAAGTATTGCAACAACAGTTTCTGTTGGAGCCAACGATTCAACCGTGATTCCACTCAAGCAAGTGTTGGCTACAACTCAGACGATCAAGGGCGGGGCATCTGCCACCACGATTAACCTTCACATTTCAGGAGTGGAAATTTCCTAAATGCCATCAAATAACAACATCTATAAGATGAGTAACGCGGGTGGCTTCAAGTCACTCAACCGTTACTACGATATGTTGGCTGGCAATGCTGCCTATGTACCTATCTTTGGCGCCTATGACTCTATTGCTACGACCACACTAGGCAGCGCACAAACAACAATAACATTTAGTAGCATCCCCTCCACATATACACATTTGCAGATTAGAGGAATTGCTAGAGCTACAGGTTCATTTACTAATGCTGATGGTCTGATCCGTTTTAACTCTGATACTGGCGCTAACTATGCCCACCACGCATTATACGGAGATGGAGCAAATGTAACTACGACTGCTGGCACTTCAACCACATCAGGACGATTTGCACGAAATGCACAAATTGCAAACAATAACACCGCATCTTGTTTTTCTGCTTTTGTTGTTGATATTTTAGATTATGCCAATGCTTCAAAATATAAAACTGTAAGAACTTTGGTTGGTTACGATGCTAATGGTTCAGGCATATCAGAATTAGAATCCTCACTATGGCAAAGCACATCAGCAGTTACGCAAATTGATTTGACAACTGATGGTGGCAACTTTGCCCAGTACTCATCTTTCGCGCTCTACGGAATTAAGGGGGCTTAACAATGGCTGCAGGAAATACATACGATGCGATTGCTACCCAGACCTTATCTAGTGCTGCTGCATCTGTAACCTTTTCTAGTATTGCAGGTACTTACACTGATTTAGTTTTAGTAACTAGCATTCGCAAATCTACTACAGGTGTCTCTGCTTATCTTCGAGCAAATAACGATTCTGGTACTAATTATTCAACTACTTATTTATACGGAAGTGGAACTTCAGCAATTTCCACTAGAGATACAAACAGAACATTTTTTGATTCACTTGGTGCTGCTGGTTCTTCTATGGCTGCTGGAACATTTGCATTAAGTGTGAACCATATTATGAATTATGCTAATTCAACTACTAATAAAACTGTACTAGCAAGAAAACAATACTCAAATACTAGCGGCACTTGGGATTATGTTGAAGCATCTGTTTCATTGTGGAGAAGTACTGCTGCAATAACACAACTTGATGTTTTAGCAATATCAGGCAATTTTGATATTGGTTCAACCTTCTCACTCTACGGAATTGCGAGCGCCTAAACTATGCCAGCAAATTATGTTCTACTAGAAAAGATTGTAGTCGGTGCCGCTGGTGCATCTAGCGTTACCTTCTCAAGTATCCCACAGACTGGGTACACCGATTTGGTCCTAAAGTTTTCATCTAGGACTACAGAAAACCCTGGGGCTTCTGCATTGGGATTACAGATCAACGGAGCATCTACTTCAATTACAGTAAGAACCTTGGGCGGTAATGGTGCAACAGCATCCTCAACTACTCAAGCTGCTACTTCAGGTGGTTATGGTCGTATGAACTCAGCAACAGGTCAGGCAAGCGATACCACTGCTAATACCTTTTCTAATCAGGAAATGTATTTTCCTAATTATACTGCATCTAATAATAAATCCTTTTCGACAGATGGTGTCACAGAAAATAACGGCACTACAGCGTATGCAGAATTAAACGCTGGTCTATGGTCTAGCAGTTCTGCCATTACATCTTTATCAATCAACGTTTATGGTGGCGGTGGATCATTTGTCCAATACTCAACCTTCTACCTCTATGGCGTAGCAAAACTAGGCACAACCCCTGCCATTGCACCTAAGGCTACAGGTGGCGATACCATTATGACTGATGGTACTTACTGGTACCACGCTTTTAAGTCATCAGGAACATTTACACCAGCGCAAGGATTGTCTTGTGATGTGTTAGTTGTTGCAGGTGGCGGCGGTGGTGGTGGAAGTTCTAACACTGGTTATTATGCAGCAGGTGGTGGTGCAGGCGGTGTGCTTGCATTTGCTTCACAAAGTTTAAGTACGGCGCAAACGGTAACAATTGGTGCAGGTGGTGCAGGTGGATTATCTCCATCAGGCACTCGTGGTTCCAATGGAACTAATACAACTTTTGCTTCACTAACTGCTGCCGTTGGCGGTGGTGGCGGCGGTGGTGGCGGTGATGCTTATTCAACACAACTTTCAGGTTCTAATGGTGGTTCAGGTGGTGGTGGTAACTCCACTATTGGAACAGGTGGAAGTCCAACATCAGGTCAAGGAAATGCTGGTGGAACTGGTGGCGGTACCTACCAGGTAACACCACAATCAGGCGGTGGTGGTGGCGGAGCAGGTGGCGCTGGTGCTGCTGGTGGTTCAGCTGGAGTTGGTGGCGGTGCAGGTGGTGCTGGAACAAACTCAGTAACTAATTGGGGTGCTTTGTCTGCAGCACTTACTGCTACTGGACTTGGAGTTTCAGGATTTATTGCAGGCGGTGCTGGTGGTAATAGCAACTCAGCAGGTGGTGCCGCTGGTTCAGGTGGTGGTGGTATTGGAGCCGCTGCTGGTGGTGCAGGCGGAGTTGGAGTTGCAAATACAGGTTCAGGTGCTGGAGCCACATCTGCAGGCGGTAGCGGTTTAGTATTAGTGAGGTATGCAGTATGAGTCATTGGGCGCAGATAGACGAAAACAACATCGTCACACAGGTTCTAGTAGGACCTAACTATGGCGATGAAGGCGAAACCTTTTTTAACACACTTGGCGGTACTTGGGTTAAGACAAGTTACAACGGCAACATTCGTAAGAACTATGCTGGTATTGGCTACGCATACGACCCAACACTAGATGGATTTATTCCGCCTAAATGCCACGATGTAGCAGTACTAGATGAGGCAACCTGCCTTTGGATTTGCACACACGAAGACCATATAATCAAGGAGATAAACTAATGTCAGAGACACTAACAAAGATCATCGTTAACTGTGAGACTGGCGTAGTAGCCGAGGTCCCATTAACTGGTGAAGAACTTGCCCAACGTGAGATTGATGCACAGGCAGCAGCGGCTGTTAAGGCAGAAGAAGATGCCCAGGCTGCTCAAGACGCAGAAGCAAAAGCAGCATTACTAACAAAACTTGGTATTACAGCAGATGAGGCCAAACTTCTACTTGCTTAAATGATAAGATCCTGCTATGAGATTCCACGTTATCAGCCTGCCCCACACCCAAACAACTAAAGACTATGTCAACTGTGCCTATACCGAAAAGGTAAGGCGCTTTTGTATGATGATGAAAGGGTTAGGCCACACGGTCTATCTCTATGCTAGCGAAGACAACGAAGCACCAGTAGATGAACTGATTACCTGTATCACTAAAGAGCAGCAGCAAGAAGCCTTAGCTGGTAAGCATTTTACTGAGGCAGAGTTTAATAATGAACTACCTCACTGGCAGATCTTTAATGGTAATGCCATCAAGGAGTTAGGCAAGCGCCTAGAGCAGAAAGACTTTATCTGTGTTATCGGTGGTGCTTCACAAAAGCCTATCGCAGATGCTTACCCCAACCACATAACAGTCGAGTTTGGTGTGGGCTATGGTGGAATCTTTAGCAAGTATAAAGTCTTTGAGTCATACGCTTGGATGCACAGCATCTATGCAATGTTTAAGAACCCTACGATGGTAGATGGCAACTTCTATGACGCCGTTATTCCTGGTTACTTAGAACCTGAGATGTTCCCATTGCAGGAAAAGAAAGAAGATTACTACCTCTACGTTGGACGTATGGTAGATCGAAAAGGTTTAGTTGTAGCCCAGCACGTATGCAAGGAACTAGGACTCAAGCTGATTATGGCAGGTCCTGGTAAAGATCCTAAGATTGAATACGGTGAATGGGTAGGACCAGTAGGAGCAGAAGAACGAGCAAAGTTAATGGGCGGTGCTATTGCCCTATTTGCTCCAACGCTCTACATAGAACCTTTTGGTAACGTTGTTATCGAAGCACAAGCCTGTGGAACTCCAACGATTACCACAGACTGGGGCGCATTTACAGAGACTAATCCACAAGGTGTTACTGGATACCGTTGCAGAAATGCAATGGAGTTTGCAGTAGCAACAGAGTGGGTGAAGGATCTGGACCCAGTAGCAATACATAAGCGAGCAGTATCTCTCTATTCGTTAGATGCCATCGCACCACAATACGAGCAATACTTTGCAAGACTGCTAACTCTATGGGGAGATGGCTGGTATGAGAGGAAATAATGCCAACACTAAACGAACTGGTAGACGAAGTAAAGGCTAACCTACAAGGTTACGCACTTCGACAAGACCGTATCACCTATGTTGCTAACCCTGCGGGGTTGACTACAACATCTACTGAGATCCTTGTAGGTAGCCAGAACAACCTTGCTAAAGGTGTCATTGAAATTGATGACGAACTTATCTGGATTGATTCCTTCGATAAGGCAAACAATACTCTTAACGTTATCCCAG